GAACTAAAATGTCATCATTAGAGTATTCACAATGGGCTACATTTTATTATGTAGAACAACAAGAGAAGGATAAACAACGAGCTATGGCAGAAGCAGAAGCTAAGAAGAAGAAGATGAGATAATGGGTAGTTCTAATATTCTCATCAAACTTGTATTAGAAGGTTTTAACAAAGCTAAAGCCCAAATGAATAATTTGGGTAAGAAAACTGATGAATCAGGTGGCAAGTTAAGTAAGTTTGGTGCTGTTGCCAAGATTGGTGCAGTTGCAGTTGGTACAGTTCTTGTAAAAGCATTATCAGAAGCTACAAGACAATTCATAGACTTTGAAGATAAACTTAACCAATCTCTTGCAATTATGCAGACAACTGAAGAACAACAGTTGGCTATGGCAAGGGCTTCTCGTCAAGTTGCAATAGAATCTCGTGTATCTGCAAGTGAATCAGCAGAAGCATTTTTCTTCCTAGCGTCAGCAGGTTTAGACGCTGAACAATCTATATCTGCACTTCCACAAGTTACCAAGTTTGCTCAAGCAGGTATGTTCGATATGGCACTTGCTACTGACTTGGCTACTGACTCTCAATCTGCATTAGGTCTTACAGTTAAAGACGCAGAACAAAACTTAACAAACCTTACAAGAGTTACTGATGTCTTGGTAAAAGCTAACACATTAGCAAACGCTTCTGTACAACAGTTTGCAGAAGCACTTACAACAAAGTCAGGCTCGGCTTTAAAAGTAGCTAATAAACAAATAGAAGAAGGTGTTGCAGTTTTATCAGCTTTTGCAGATAGGGGTGTTAAAGGTGCAGAAGCAGGAGAGAAACTCAATCAGTTACTTAGAGATACAACAAGAGCAGTAGGTAAGAACTCAGAAGTTTTCAAGCAATACAATATAGACATTGTTGATAGCGAAGGCAACTTAAAGAATTTAGCTGATGTAATTGACGCACTTGACGGTGGTATGAAGGGTTTATCAGACCAACAAAAAGCAGTTTTATTAGACCAATTAGGACTTAATCGTGGTGTTGCAGACGCAGTAAAAATCTTATCAGGTGCAGGAAACCAAATACGAGAATACCAAAAAGCTCTTGAGGACGCAGGTGGAGTTACTCAAAATGTTGCAGACAACCAAGTTAAATCTTTAGCAGGACAATTAGAAATGATGAACTCTAAGTTCTCAGAACTTGGATTTATAATTCTTGACGAACTACAACCTGCTCTAGATACTGCAATAAAAGGTATGAGTGGATTGTTAGATGACATAATAATACTTACAAAAGAAACAGATGAATTAACGAGTGCAGAAAAAGATAGGTCTGATGAACTAACAAGAATGGGTCTTATAATGACAGGTGTTAATTTTTCAACTGCAAATATGCTTGTTGAAAATGATAAGTTAAAAAGACAACAACTTGAACAAGCAAGTAATATGTCAAGGTCTCACAAATTCTTCCAAGATTTAATTATTGCTCATAAAGATTTAGCTAGAAATACACACGAATTAGATAGAGATACAGGAAGTTTAAATAGAACTAAAGAAGAATCTATTGAAATTACAGAAGAAGAAATAGAAGCTGAAAAGAAATTAGCTAGAGATAGAGCAACGGCAGGATTAGACGCATTGAGAAGTCTTAATGACGCTTATCAAAACCTTAGAGATATAGAACAAGATAGATTAGACCTAGTCGATAAAGAAGCTAAGGCACTTACAAAACTTAATAAAGCAAATGAAAAATTAGAAGAAGCTAATACAAAAGTTAATAAAGCTAAAGAAGACTTTGAAAAAGTATCAGGTCTTGGTGCAAAAGTAACTAACGAAGAAGCCTTAGCTATTGCAAGACAAAGAGAAGAAATAAGAAAACTTGAAGAAGCAGAAGATAAATCAGAGATACAGAAACTTCAACTAGCAGTAGCAAGAGAGAGATTAATAGAACTTGAAGAACAATCTATTGCAATATCAAGAGAAGAAGAACAAGCACTTAGAAGTATTGAACAAGCCGAAGCAGATGTTGTTACACAGACAGAGAGATTACAAGAAGCTCAACAAAACTATCAAAAAGCACAAGAAGATTTAGCTGAAGCTACTGCTGATTCAACAGACAACTTATTAGAAATGGCATTAGCAAAGGCAGAGTTAGATTCTGCTTTAGAAGAATTAAAAGGTACAGAGAAATTTGCAGACGGTATAAACGAAATGGTAAGGCTTATTGGTGGAGACTTAGACACTCTTACTAATCAATTCCAAGCATTATTTAATCTTGCAGGTAGAGAAATAGGAACAGGTACTTTACCACCAACAGAAAATAGAATACTTGATGATTTAGAATCTATTGCAGATGAATCACAACCACCTACTGAAAAAGGTAAAGGTCGTAAGTTTGGAATACTTGGAGAAGCTGAACAACAATTAGTATCTGACTTTGCAGGTAGAACAGAAGGAAGAGTAGGTACAGGTGCAGGTGGAACTATTATTACAGTTAATACAGGTAATCTTTTAGGAACTGAAGAAACTGTGCAGTTAGCCGTAGCTGAAGCTATAAAACAAGCTCAGCGTAAAGGTATTAATGTGGGTTTATAATGAGTGCAAACTTTGATTCCAATGTATCACTAACACTTGAAGTAGCTTTTGATTCAGAGCCTTTTGATGAAACACAATCTTTTACAGATATAACTTCTTACCTTAGAGCATTTACAACAAGGCGTGGTAGAGCTAATGAACTTGGAGAGTTTGTTGCAGGTACAATGAGCTTTTCTGTTTCTAACGCTGACAATAGATTTAATCCTAATAATACTTCAAGTCCTTATTATGACTCAGCTAATGCAAGAACAAAGATACAACCACTTAAAAGAGTTAGAATGTCTGCTACTTATGATTCAACTACTTACAGAATTTATGAAGGTTTCTTACAATCTATTCCTGTAAAATTTATATCAGAAGGTGCAGACTCTATTGTTACTTTTACTTGTGCTGACGCATTTAAAATATTTCAATCTTTTCAATTAGACGGTGTAGGTTGGAGATTAGGTTTTGCAGGATTCTCTGAACTAGGACAATCTACTTCACTCGGTTATGAAGATGTACAAGAATTAAGCTCTGTAAGAATATCAAGAATATTAGATACAATACAATTCCCTTCTAACAGACGAGATATATTAACAGGAACTAAGCAGGTTATATCACAACCAATAACAACTAATGTTCTTACAGGTCTAAGAGAATGTGAAACTGCTGAAAATGGACAGTTTTTTATAGCAAAAGACGGAAAAGCAACATTTAGAAATAGAGATTATAAACTCTCAAACACCAAAGCAGTTAATGTACAAGGTATATTTAGTAATGACGGTAGCAATTTACCTTACACAAATGTCTCTACTTCCTTTGATGATAATGAAATAGTTAATGTTTATGAGTGGCAGAGAAGTGGTGGGACAATACAATATAAAGCTGACGCTGATTCTGTGCTTAGATATAGAGCTAAAGAATCTAATAAAACTACAATAAATATTTCAGACGGAGATGTTTTGTCTATAATTGAACAGAAGATAGCAGAGACATCTTTACCTATACTTAGGATTGATGAACTAAGTTGTAATCCTAGAGAGAACACATCTCTTTGGGAACAAGTTCTAGGTAGAGAGTTCGGAGACAGAATATCTGTTAAGATAGTCAATGTAGACGGCAGTAGCTTTACAGATGAGTTGTGGATAGAATCTATAACTCACAATGTTAATGCTTCCAACCAAAGTTGGTCTTGGACGGCAACATTAAGCCCTGCGGGAAGCTCGGCTTGGATATTAGGTCAAGCTAAACTTGGAGAAGGAACAAGACTTGTTTATGCTTAAGAAAAAGGAGAATAACTAAATGGGTGCAGGTTTTAAAGTATGGAGTACAGGCGACTTAGTTAATGCGTCTGATTTTAATAATTATTTACAAGAACAAGTCATTATGGTATTTGCTGACGCTTCAGCTAGGAACTCAGCTATTTCTTCTGCTGAAGAAGGTATGTTTGCTTTTCTTAAAGATACAAATGCTTTAACTTTTTATGACGGCTCAAGTTGGGCAAGTTTTATTGGAGACGGAGATATTACAGGAGTAACAATCACTACTGCTTCGACTTCAGGTTTATCAGGTGGTGCAACTGCTACATCAGGTGCTTTTGCAAGTACATTAGTCATAGCACCTGCTCAAGCAACATCAGGAACAGTAACAACAAGTGATATAATTTTATTTGGAGACGCAGATGACAGTAATAACCTTAAGAGAACAACGGTTGCAGACATCAACAATTTAGTAGGTGGTGTTTCATTAGGATTGGTGTTAGCTCTAAGCTAAGGAAGGAATAAATAATGGCAGATACTCTACATTCAGTACAAGGTGTGTTAGGAACATCAGCAGGAGATATTGTAGACGCAGTACCTTCATCAACAACTGAAACTGTTATTGGAATTTTAATATCCAATGTTAGTGGCAGTAGTGCAGATGTAACAGTAGATTTAAGCGTTACAAAGTCAGGTGGCACATTAAGACACATACTTAATGATGTTTCACTTCCCTTTGGAACAACTATTGAAATAACAACCAAGATAACATTAGAGACAGGAGATAAGCTACAAGGCTTGTGTTCTGCTTCATCTAGTGCTGAGTATAATGTATCATTCTTGCGTCAAACCTAAAGGAGTAACTTATGGCTTACTTAGGTACGCAACCAAATGATGTAAAAAAGAATACAGGTTTATATACACCTAGTGAAATATTACAACTAACTAAAGACGGCAGTTGGGGTGGTAGTTTAGAACTTATTGAAAGTCAAACAGTATCTAGTGTTAGTGCAATAAATTTTACAACTTTAAAAGGTAGTATTTATGATTCTCATTTATTTGTTTATAAAAAGGTCAGATTTAACAGTTCAGCAAATAACTTAAGCATAAGAGTTAGTGATGACGGCGGAAGTTCATACGAAAGTACAAATTATCAATTTGCAATGATGTATGCTAGTGATGTTGCTAATCATAATCAATATAGAAATAATTCAGCAAGTCAAATTGATATTGGTTTAGTTGGTAGCACAACAAGTGGTCATTCTATGAATGGATATTTTTATATGTACAACGCAAATAATTCTAGTGAAAATACTTTATTTAGTGGTCACGGAGTATCTTTTGCAAGTACTGTTCATCACGGACAATCAATGCACTGGGGTGGTGGTGCTTATACACAAGGTGCTACTGTAAATGCTTTGCAACTAAAAGGTGACGGTGGAGATACTATTGTTACTGCAACTGTTGAATTGTTTGGGATAAAAGAATTATGAGTAATTTAAGATTAGTTAAAAATGTAAGTGCTACAAATGTAACAAGTGTTAATGTTACAGATTGCTTTAATGCAGACTTTGATATTTATAAACTTGTTGTTAAAAATGCTACAAGTGACGGAAGTTTTGAAGAAATGTCTATGAGGTTAATTAATTCAAGTGGCTCAGTAGATACTTCAAGCAATTACCAATATGCTTTTAGGGAATTAAGGTCAAGCACAACTTATGGTGACGGTAAAAGTACTTCATCTAGCACAATAATTAGAACAATGAGAACAGGCTCAGGTGCGACTTCTAGTGGTGGTAATGTGGTTTATTTTTTTAGACCATTCGATAGCACTTCTTATACAGGATTAACTTACGAAGTAGGTGCTTATTCAAGTGGTACTCCACAGTTTGGAGGACAAAAAGGTATGTCTTGGCACACGGTACAAGCTAGTATTACGGGTTTTCAATATTTTGTGAGCAGTAATCAAATAACTAATATTGATATGGATATTTATGGAGTAAGGTTTGACTAATGGCAGGTAATTTAGTGCAAGTTAGTAGAGCAACATCAACAGGAAGTAGTGCAAGTTTAAAAGTAACAGGCATTGATAGTTCTAATGCTTATATAATTTTATATTCTGTAAAGCCTGTTGATAATGACAAAGATTTATATGTCAGAGTAACAACAAGTGGAACTGCCGATAGCGATAGTGAATATGATTTAACGGGTGTATTTATGAGAGCAGACACAAGTTTTTCAACAAGCGACGGACACAATAATGATAAATGGTATCTAATTTCTGCAATGGAAAATGATACTGCAAAATGGTCAAATGCAGAATTATGGTTATTTAATTTCAATGAGAGTAGTGAATATAGTTATATTACTTTTTCTACTTGTGGTTGGAACGATACAATACAAAGTATTGGTGATATGGGTGGTGCAGTTCATACTGTTGCAGAAGCTAATGACGGAATTGAACTTACTTGGGAAAGTGGAAGTAATTTTGCTAGTGGTAGCGAATTAGTTCTATTTAAGGTGGTGTAATTATGAGTAATGAATTTGGATATATACCTGAAAGCCCAGAACAAAGTTTTGGAAATAATAAAGGTATCTTTACACCTACTGATATTTATGATTTAACAAGAGCAGATAAATTTACTCAATATGGACAGTTGAAATTAATTGAAACTCAAACAGTTTCAAGTAATGTTGCAAATTTACAATTTACTTCTATTCAAGAAAGTACTTATGATGTACATTTATTAACAATAGCTGGGATGGAATCAGACGCAGATAATAAAGCAGTAGAAGTTACAGTTTCAAATGATGGTGGTAGTTCTTATGAAACTTCAAACTATGATTGGGCTTGGATGTATCAAAAATCTAATGGAACATTTACAGAAAAAAACAATACAAGTGGTGGAGATTTTACAATAGTACAAAATGTAGGTAACAGTACAGGAGAAAGTTTTAGTGCTTATGTATATTTATATAATTTAGGAGATAGTGCAAAATATAGTTTTACAACTTGGCAAGGCACAGGGATAACACAAGACCCCGATTATATTTCAACTTTTGGAAGTGGTGTTTATCATCAAGCAGAAACAATAAATGCTTTACAATTAAAATTTTCAAGTGACAATATTGCAAGTGGTGTTTTTTCTCTATATGGAATAAAGGAATATTCATAATGGCTACTAATTTACAGTTTATAAAATCTGCTAGTGGAAGTGGTGTTAGTTCATTATCAGTAACAGATTGCTTTAATGCAAATTATGATGTGTATATGGTTTCAATAACTAAATTAGACCAATCAGCACAAAATTATATAGAAGCAAGACTTATTGATAGTGGTGGTGTTGATAGCACTTCAAATTATGATTTTGCAAGTTTAGAATTATTAGCAGGTGCAGGTTTTTCTGAAAAAAGAAATACAGGGCAAACAGGTTGGGCTACTTCTATATCATATCAAAATACAGGTGCAGATGATGGTGTAGGTATAACAATGTATATATTTAATCCTAATGACAGTTCAAGTTATACTTTTGTAAAATCTCATAGTACTGCTTATTACTCTGGTGCTGGTATTGGCTATAAAATGATTGGTGTTCATAAAGTTGCTGAACAAATAACAGGAATTAATTTTTTTCCTAGAAGTGGTACTTTAGATAATATGACAATAAATGTATATGGAGTTAAATAATGGCAGGTAGCTTAATAAAAATAGATGAAGAAATAGTTTCATCAGCAGTAGCAAGTGTAACTTTAACAGGTATTGATAGCACTTATGATGTGTATATGGTTAAGGCAAATAATGTTTCAACTACTGATGACAACTCCTCTATTAGATTAAGAGTTACAACAAGTGGTGGTGGTGCTCAATCAACTTCTAATTATGATATGGCTTATAAAGTTCTTAAAAGTGATGCAGCTTTTGAAAATAAATCTAATACTAATGAAAACAATTTGCATTTATTTTATGCAGGTATAAGTAATGTTTCAGCAGAAAACTTTAATGCAATAATGTATTTGTTTAATTTCAATAATGCAAGTGAATACAGTTTTCTTACTACTGAAGTATCTGTTTTACAATACACAGGTCATTTAGACGGCATACAAGGTGGTGGAGTTTACACAGTTGCTGAAGCACATAATGGTGTACAGATTTATGTTCCTAATACTTTAGATAGTGGAACATTTACATTATATGGTTTAAAGAAGTAAGTATAAGAAATATATAGTAAGATAGGAGAACTATGGCGATTAAAACAATAGAACAATTTAGAACTGAAGCTACTTCAGAGATTGAATCTGCAAAGCCAATGTATGCTCAAGTCAATAACGAGAGACGAGAATTTACAGACGCTGAGTACGACCAAGCTATTGAAGATTTAGCACAATCTAAATTAAACCAACAAGATAATGGCTACAAACAAGCAAGACAAGAAGCCTACCCAAGCATTCCTGACCAATTAGATATGTTGTATTGGGATAAAGTAAATGATACAACTACTTGGAAGGACGCTATTGCTGAAGTTAAAACTGACAATCCAAAACCTAGCTAATGCCTAGACGCAGATTTCGTAAAGAACAACACGAATGGACTTATGAAATTACTTACAATGGGAAGGTAAAGAGATATGAAACTTGATGTAGTAAGAACTCAATTTGGCAAAGACGCTACCAATGGAATGTTATTTATTGACGGTGTTTTTGAATGTTTTACTTTAGAAGATGAAGTAAGAGATGTAAAAGTGCATTCTGAAACTGCAATACCTTTAGGCGAGTATGAAATAAAACTTAGAACTGAGGGTGGATTTCATAGTAAATATACTGCTAGATATGGTGCTATGCACAAAGGTATGTTATGGCTACAAGATGTACCAAACTTCCAATGGATTTTAATACATACAGGTAATACGGATTCCCACACGGCAGGTTGCTTATTGGTAGGCGAGACACAACAAGACTTAGATAAAGGCAAAGACGGATTTGTTGGTGGCTCAGGAGACGCTTATAAAAAGATGTACCCTAAAGTTGCTAATGCTTTATTAAGTGGAGAAAAAGTAACAATAAAATATTCAAATATTAATTTAGGCAACGAGATTTCTAACAAACAAAGCCCTGATATGATTAGCCCTTCAATGCTAGTAGAAGATATATCTGAGATTAAGGGTTTGATGATACAACTTTTTGCTAAACTAGAAGGCAAACACATAACCTAATCAAAGGATAACTTGCATTTAATATGTCATATTTGCAACCAAACCACCAAACTTTTTAAAGTTGGATATAAATGTGTTACAAAAAAATGCACATTGTATGGTAAAGTGTTACTTAGCAACCCACAAATTAAGGAAGAAGAATAGTGAAAAATAAAGATTATTGGAAATTTATTATTACTAAAGCGTTCCGTACAGGGTTGCAATCAGCAATCTCTTTGTACTTAGCACAATCTTCAGGAATCATAGACGCAAACCTTATAGAATTAATCGGTGTTGCTTTTATGAGTTCTGCATTAAGTGTTATTCAAAACGGCTTAGAACAATATAAACCAAAGCAAACATTCGATAATAAATAGAAGGTGCTTAACCTAAAGAAGTTAATTTGTATTACTTCTGTGTGCTTTATAGCAGTTCCAATACCTGCTTTTGCAGTTGATACAACAGTTGATGAGCCATTTGATGAAAATGGTTTTACTCAATCCACTATAAGTGTTACAAATTGGTCTTTAAATAATGACACCAATACAAATTATGAAATAGGTAATACTTGGGCAGGGCAGTACGGTAGCACAGGATATTCCATAAATTACAATATGATGAGTGTTAGCAATCGTATGCTACAAATTACTTTTAGCGAAACTGATATTACTGAAATAGGTTTTAAAGTTGGTGCAGTAAATTACGAATGGAGTTACAACTTATTTATTAAAGACGCTGACGGTAATTCTTCTAATCCTGATTGGGTAACACATTCAATTACAGGTGGCTACCAAGACTTTGATGAGTCCTATGAAGCACCAACAGGTTATACAATTTGGCGTATCGAGATGAACTTTAGTGATTATGTATTGATTGATGACTTATACTATGTCTATGATGACGGAACTACTGCAACAACTACAACATCTTCTACTACGACTTCTTCCACTACAACTACTTCATCTACTACAACGACATCTAGTACGACAACAACTACAACTACAACCACCACTATTCCACCGACTACAACCACAACTCTTAGTCAAGAAGATATTGAACGCAATAATAACCACACAGAGACAGGTATTTATGAAACTAATGCAGAGAGACAAGCGAGAGAACAAGCTGAATACGAAGCAGAGCAAGAGAGAATTAGACAACAGGAAGAAGCTGACCGTAGAGAAGCTGAGAGAAAAGCTGAAGAAGAACGCATTAAAAAAGAAATTGAATCTAATTTTGAAGAAACAGGCTACTACGAAACTGATTCAGAACGAGAAGCTAGAGAATTAGCAGAGTGGGAAGCTGAACAAAAGGCTATACAAGAAGAAATAGATAGTAACTTTGCTGAGACAGGATATTATGAGCTTGATTCTGAGAGAGAAAAACGAGAGCAGAGAGAATACGAAGAAGAACTTGCAAGAATTGAAGCTGAAAAAGAAGCAGAGATACAAGAACAATTAGAAGAATCTATTGATTTAGAAGAATTAGATTTGCCTGAAGAAGAAGTTAAAGAGCTTATAGATACTATTCAAGAAATACAAGAAAAAAATCTTGAAGAAGTATTTGCCATAGAAGAAGAAATAATAGAAATAGAAATCCTTGACTTTGAAGATATTATTATTGTTATTGAAGAAGAAGAAACAATTGTAATTAAGGAAGTTTTTGAAGAAGATGAGTTGGACAAAGAGATACTTGGAGATGACTCCGAGACAACGCAAGAGATTCAAGAAGAAGATGAATCAAGCGAAGAAGAAGAATTTGAATTTGTAGAAGTAGAACTTACTGAAGAAGAAATAAAAATAGAAGTAGAAGAACTTACAGAAGTTATAGAAGAAATAGTTGTAATAGATATTCCTGAAGTAACTGAAGAAGAACTTGAAGAATTTACTGAAGAAGAATTACAAGAATACGAAGAAGCAAAGGAAGAAGCCATTGAAGAATATGTTGAAGAACTTGAAACAGAAGAAGTTATACAAATACTTGAAGAAGTTAATGACGCAGGATTGGAAAACCTTGACGAAGTTAGCGAAGATGTACTTGAAGTTGTAGCTCAGGTTGTCGAAGAAGTAATAGAGATAGCACAAGAAGAAGAACTAACTGAAGAACAAGTAGAAGTTGTTGCAGAAGTTTTAGGCTTTGAAGAAACAGATGATGTCGAAGTCTTAGCTGAAGCAATTAAAGAAGATAAAACTGTTGAAAAGGCAGTAGAAGAATTTGTAGATAGGGCAGTTGAGAACGCTGATGTAGAAAACTACACACTTGCAGACGCTACAACAGAAATTGCTTTCGAATCTTTAGTGGCAGGAGACTTTAGTGTTATTATAGATGTAGATTTAGACGCAATAGATTTAACAAACATATCAAATGATATGACACAAGATACTAAGGAAAAGGCTCAAGAAGTTTTAGTCCCAACAGTTATCGTAAATATCATATCGTTTGTAAGGAGATTTAATTGATAAAGAAATTGTGGTCTTGGTTTATAGAAGCCATAAAAGAAACACTTAACCTTGCGTGGACATTGTCGGGTCTTGCGATTGCGACATTGACTTTGACAGGACAAGCACAGGTCATAACTTTTTATGCAACAGTAATTACCCTAGTTATTTGGTTGATTACAATAAGGTTTAGAAAATAATGTGTTTAATAACTAAAAAAGATGACGGCTCTTTTGTGCAGATATGTAACTGCAAACACGGAAGCGTTCATTGTAAGGAGAACTAATGGCAGATAATGGAATGACTCAGAAGGAGATGTTGTTACTTGTTTTAGAAGGACAAGATAAGATAAATTCTCGCATTGATGAACTACACGAGAAGGTTAATACAAAGATTTCTAGGTCAGAACTAATGGCTACTGCAACCTTCATTGTTCTACTTATTGGTGGAATAATCCAATATTCTATGTAAATTAGCCATTTAGAGCCGTTTTAAGAGCATATTTGTACCATTTAGGTATAACTTACCACCCTAAAATAACTATAAAAAAACTTATATATTTCTTGTTTTTGTGTTGCATTAAATAATCTTTGATTATATAATTCAGGTATGAATGAAACAACAAAACAAGGAGTTAAAATGACTTACTACCAAAGAGTACAAGCATTTAGAGATAATCAACAAGTTTTGCTTGATGAATTTTTAGCAGAAGTTGTCAGCACAAAAATTATTACAAAAAGTAATGAAAATACTAAAGAGAATAGAAATAAAGTTTATTGGCAATATGTTGGTCAAAAATTAAATAAAAAAACTGTTATTAGTTTTAAAGACCATATTGTTAAATTAGAAGAAAAATTAGCTAAAGCTAATAATGAAATGCAAAAAGAATTATATAAAGAAATTATTTTAGAAACTCAATACAATGTGCGTTTTTGGGATATTGCTAGACCTTTATTTAACGCTGATAGAAAATTAGAGCAAATTAAATACTTTGCAAAGGAAAAAATTTAGTTATTAATCAAAAGACCCTAGAAGCTATTGCTAGTATCTAAGGTCTTTTTTTTATATAAATCACAAATTAACAATTTATGATTTATAATACTTATTGTGAATAAAGTAAAAGGAACAAGTTGTATGTTCTGTGGAAAACATCTTACCATAATTCGTGGTGCTTTGTTTTGCAACGACATTAATTGTTTGCATTTTAAGTTAATACAAACACAACTTGAAGAAACAAAAGTATAACAAAGGAGTTATATGCCTTCATTAATAATTGAAGGTGTGATTGCTTGTCTTTTATCTTTGCCACCAACAACACAAGGCTTAGATAATTACATAGATTGCAGGGAACAATACCAAAAGGTTGAAGTTGTACAACAATGGATTCCTATATTGCAAACACACTTCAAAGAAGAAGATGTATTACAAGCTAGTCTTATGATTTATTGTGAATCATCAGGGAGACCAAAGGCAACTAATACAAATACAAATATGACTAAGGACATTGGACTCTTTGCTTTTAATGATAAGACTTGGACTTGGTTACAGGACAAACTTAAATTCACAGGCAGTAGAAAAGACCCAATCCTAAATATTAAAATAGCTTCTTGGCTCTTTTATAATGACGGCAGGGGTAAGCATTGGTACAGTAGCGAACATTGTTGGGACTATGATTTTTGATACAGTACTAATTGATGACTTAGAACAGGAGTTGAATGATAAAGAAATACAACTTTACAGAGCAAGACAAGATAGGGAAGCTCGGAGAAAAACTAATACTTAAACACTACAACTCAATTACAGATGAGAGTGGTAATAAGTTTCACGCAAGAGCAACTAGATTAGATGAACAACTGCAAGGTGCTGACCTTATGGTATTTAATCAAAGTCTTAAAACTAATTACATAGAAGTTAAAACAGATACACAGATAGAAGAAACTAATAATGTTGCTTTGGAATATATGATTGAGCAAGAGAATGGAGACTTACAGATTGGTTGTCAGATGAAAACCTTTGCAGACTTTATGATGTATTGGAGTTACCCAACTAACTATGTTAGATATTGGAATCCAACAAAGTTACAACCTTACATTGTTACTTGGATAAGAGATAGTAAATATAAATCTGTAAAAGTAATTAATGAGAATCAACAGGGAGATAAATGGTTTGCTCATTGTTTGCTTGTACCTACTTATGAATTTGATAAACTTAAACAAGTTAATAAATTTTTAGTTAGCTTAGATGTATTGCAAGGAGTTTTAGATGAGCAAGATTGAGTGGCGAGAAGATGAAACCTTTAGCGAATACAAGATGAGAAAACACGAAGGTATGCAAGGTATGGGACAAAAGACAGTTAAGAAAAGAGAAGGTTGGTCTGACAATCAAAAGCGTGGGCTAACTAATAAGAACAAAGGTAGAAGAAAACAAAACCTAGCAAGGAAGAAACTTAAGATACCTGATACAAAGTTTAGAAGCCAAATGGGTAATGAAGAATCTTGGCAAGGAGAAGTCAGAGTAGAAGTCAAAGCAGGTAAGCAAGTACAAACCTT